GGGCCATCTTCATCTGAGCTTCGCCTTGCTGAGCTTCTTGCTGCTCTTTCATCTGAGCTTCTTGCTTCTTCTGAGCGTCCATGGTGAAAAGGAATTGATTCCAGTTCAAGAACGATGGATCGCCAGGTATATATTGAAGTTCGCGTCTTTCAGATGCACCCTTGTCACCAAAGAAGTTCTCACGAATCTCTCCACGGGTGTAATTCTTCTCAACGAGCGCCCAGAAAGCTTGGTTCATCGGAACGTCGGCAATCTTTTCTGTAATCTTGTTCTTTTGAGCCTGTACTAGAAGTTCATTCATTGACTTCCATACAGTCATCTCAGCTTGCATCTGAGCGATCTCGTTTTGAGGAGTCTCGTCAGTCATGCCGGTGAATACGAACTTATATTTAGCTGCTAAATCTTTATCTAATGCAGTAAGAACATCGCAGTTAATGATATCTTCAATGAACATGAGCAAAGGCACTAAACCACGCTCACGTGAGTAGGTGATCTTATACTCATTGTTAGCTTGCTGCATCGGAGAGCGTCCAGTTGCAGAGATAAGGTAATCTAATCCTAATTCCACTGGATCAATTTGGAACTGAGCGCAAAGAATACGCATCAAATGGTTGTTGTAGTTCAAATACTCCATCTCACGGGCATTTGCAGACATCGGTACCCATTGAACTTCATCAAGACCTGCAACGATTGGAGTTCTCCAAGCATTCTGAGTTCCTGAAATAGAGTTATAGAAAGTTCTACGAAAGTTAGCTAAGTTCTGTTGAGTTACTGTTCCCTTTAAGTGAAGAACGCCTCGTGCAGCATAACCATGAGTAAAGAAGTTAGCATTGTAGTTCTCTACGTTCATATGGTTGGTAATGTTGATGATCGCCAACTCTAACGGAGAGTAGCAGTAACCCATAGAGTCTGCAAAGTTCTGAGGATTAAATAGTTTGAAGATACAGTCTTCGTCGCCGAATGTAGCTAGAGGTCTGTTGTCATAAGAGATCTGAACATATTTGATGTAGTCATTCTCTGCTTCATTAATAACTTGATCAGCTTTCGGATCGTTGTTACTCTTAGGTTTAGTTAGTTGATAGTTCTTCATTGCACTAGAATTCAACTGCTCTTTAGAGAGAGCCTTGTTGACTAGGTACATTGATTCACCTGGAAGTGGGCGGAAACGGTGCAATCCACCGGCACGTGTCTTAACTTTTTCAATAGCTACGTGACCGAACGTCAATGCGTCGCGGCCTACAAGCTTGAGGAACTCGCCGAACAATCTCTTATCGTCTGCTGGAGTGCCTTCTTTACGACCGCAGTGATAGATGAAATCTTCGATTGCCGCAATCTCATCCTTCTCTGCGTCTGTGTAATGCGCTTCTCCGTCTTTCTTAACAATACGAAAACCCATCTCATGACGACGGTGCTCGATGCGGGAGAATCTTAAAAGTGTATCTACGCGACATTGAATGATTGCTGATATCAACCAATCTCGAACTGAGACTTCTTTTAAAGTCTTATTGGAGATTCGCGTAAGTTTAAATTTGTAATTTACTTGACTTCCCATCAAGTCAAAGTAAGGATCATCTACGAACGCTTTGCGTCCGATCTGACCTGAGGCATCATGGTCGGCTTCTGGTACATCTGGTAAAGTATCGCCATCTGCGATGTCGCCAACGGCTGGAGGAGACGATGGTTCTGTTTCGCCCACGTCGGCTTTGATGAGATCGTCTATTTGTCCCTGTATTCTATTTTTAAGCCATTGATCCCAGATTGCCATAACTTATATTGTACCCTTCGATTGCCTTACATCGTTAGTTGTCTTAGTAACATGATCTTGCTTCCATAGTGGCTGAAGATTGCTATAATGACAAGCCGCCTTCAACTGATTAGGATCACTGAGATCGAAAGAAGCCAATGGCTTAACATGATCTATTTCCCATTGTCCATAGCTGTCCCAAGTCATATAGTTATAAAATTTAGACTCAATATAGATCTTAAATTCATCTAATGTACAACCCAAGAAATTGATAGCAACCCTTGAAGATTGCTGTTTTAATAAATTACTAAGCCTATGACGCATGTTCTTTTGCAATTTGAATATAGGGTCAACCTTTAGTCTATTTCTTCTATATTCAACAACCTTCTTAATGACAACACTCTTGTTATTCTTATAGTATTCACTAGCATAGTTCAAAGCCTGATCCTTGTTAGCTTCGTACCATTTCTTTTTTACATCAGCTATTTTAGACTTATTTTTCGCTCTATATTTTGCAGAAGTTTTGGCTACACATGTTTTGCAAGACGTATTAAGGCTGTCTAAAGTCCTATTATTTTTATGGTATTCACTTAATTGTTGATCTTTTAAACAACCACCGCAACGTTTCATCTTATAAATGTACCATATAAACACTTAAACTGACCAGATAAAACCTCCGGCTCCACTATTAGAGTCATCGTCATCATTTTGGTCCTCTAACTCGGAGGGTTTCCCTATCTTTCCAAGTTTAGACCTATCTACTTCTTGCGGGGCCATCTGAATACCCTGAGCGAGCGCATACTCAGTCGGAGTCGGCATCCTGTTAAAGTTACCGTTATTGTCCGTAAGATTAGTAGCTTGATCCGTCAAACCGCTTCCAAGGATGATCTGAGAGGCACCAAACAGTAGGGTCATCGGATAACGCAATGCATCAATCCAGTGATCGTGTTCGGTATCTGGGTCATCTGTAACCAATCCTGCAGCATCTGTCTTAAAGTGATATAGATTGAACTCTCTCACAAGAGGTACGCAATGGTCTTTTGCTAAGAATAGTTTTGCGTCGATCGTACCCGGCATCTTTAAAAACTTTTTGATAACTTGTATACCTGTGTTGATGGCACCCTTATCCGCTTGATTGGCGACCGGTAGACCAGCCTTCTGCATCTCCATGATCGCACCTTGATCGGCAGCATCAGGAACATAAAGTTGACATCGATACATGTTATGGTACTTAGTCTTAATATGGTGAATCCAAGTAGGAGAGCTAACATAAGTCATACCGTCACACTTGACTACATAGATATTATCTCTTGAATCTACGAAAAAGAACACTACAGTATTTGGAGAAGAGAAACCCCAGTCGATTCCAGCATAGCATGGAACTCTCATCTCGTGGCACTTCTTGACGAACATATCGTGAGTACATTCACCTGGATACTCTTTACCTACTAGAGTCATCCACATCTCATTCCAAGTACGAATGTGAATCTTCTCATCGAACTCTCGAAACACGATACCTTCAACTGAAGGTTTTAAGTTCATGAGCTGAGCAAGGGCCCAATCGGCGCCCTCGGATCTAACTTTTTGAATCATCTCATCCAAACTCTTTAACATGTTAGAAGTAGAGTTCTGCTTCTTAGCATCTGTCAAGCATACGGAGAATAGCGGGCACTTATAGCAACCAGTGTATCCTTGGTAAGGAAGATACTCTTTTTGCTTGTTTCTATCCTTCTTATCAAACTCTTCTTGGTTCAAGACTTCCATCTTGTCTTGGTTGACAAATAAGTCCATCTTCTGAGTACCAGAACGACTATCAGGACAACGCTCTGTAAACTCAAATGCAGTCCAACGTCGCGCAACGCGGGTCTTATCTGGATTGCCTTCGATCTCTTCAAGCTTCTGATTCATTAAGCCGTAGCGAGACTTACGTGTAGAAATACCTACGCGTAGAGCCTTCTTGCCAGCTCTTGAGTCTAACATACCGGAAATCTCTCGGAAGGCTTTCAAACCTTCACCAGATACAGTATCGATCTCATCAACTACAACTAGCGGAACGTGAGGACCGTTACAAGCTTTTAGCGTACAAGGAAGAACCTCTAGAGTAACTTTGTCATGTCCAATGTTGAAGATAGACTTCGACATGTTTGCTTTTTCAACAATTCTTTGATCTTCGGGAAGATCCGGCGGCATCACAATAGGTTTTAGCTTGCGATTATATAGATAGCCTTTTTGATATGCATAGCATCGCTCAGCTTGAGTCTGAATAGCTCCAACGTGAACCACATCTCGCTTATCATGAAAAAGAATCATGAGTTCTGCGATAGCCATACCGAGAGTCTTACCCGATCCTCGACCGGCGACGAAAAGCAATTCCTGAATATTGTCTGGGTTGATACCTAGAACACAGATACGATACACTTCCCAGATAACGTCTAAGGGATTAGTGTCCGAGTACCTAGAGACAGTAACGTCCGGTAACTCAAGTCCAAGGTGATATTTAATCCAAGTTTTAACTTCGTTCCTTGTTTTACAAGGAGTAAGCAGCATTTTCTTCTGTTGCTCGAAGGTAAGCTTAGTGCTGGTCTTCTTGCTCATTATTTCCTACCGCATGACTAAGTAAAGTACTTGCATCATCTTCTTGCACTTCAACTTCCTTCTTGGGAGTTGGAGGGGTCAAGGCTTCAAACATTGGTGAACGCTCTTTATTCTTGCCAGAGCCAGGAGTAGCACCGGAGACAATCTTATATAAAGTCTCTGCAACATCCTTATATTCTTTAATATTGGTCACACGCATGTCAGGCTTTGGATTATTAATTGGATCTTGACAGTATTTCATCATCTTCTCTAAGTGCTCTGCATTTGCTACAGACATCATGGCAGTTAGGAAATCGACTTGTTCTAAGACTGATTTAACGACTTTAGCACGAACCCGATCTTGCAGGGTGTGCATCATCTTGTCGCGATCATGGGCCCATCCTCGTAGGGAGGCCGTAAGGGCAACTTGACCTAAATTGTATTGGGGGAACTGTTGGGCTATCTTTGGGATTGACTCACCTAGTAGGTACAGTTCAAATAACTTTGCAGCTTCTAGCTCTTTAAGAGCCCCGGCTGTCTTATGCTTTCTTAAGTACTTTTCAGCTAGTTTAATCTCTTCTTCACTTAGCCCGTACTTCTCTTCGTCAGTCAGTCTTTTCTTTAATGCCATATATCTCTTCCCAGCATTCATTATACCTTACAACTGAGATCAGCTGCCTAATACGCACCTCGCTGATACCTTTGTATGAAGAGATTTCACTTATCGTCAGTCCAAGTGCCAACAGACATAGTACTGATTGCTCAATTTCACTGAAATTTACTAGTAATTCCTGGAACTTATCCGTTTTGGGGTTGGAATGGGTATCCCATAACGTTTGCTGGATTTGAGAATCTAAAGAGAATTCTCGTTCTATCTTGCTTAAATAGGATGCGAATGAAGACGGCGGGTTACCACTTAAATAGTGGATCCATAGGTTTTGACGCTGGTCTTCATCATTAGTCAGGCAATTTATTAGGTTGCTGACCTGGTTGCTCGGGCTCACTTGGTTCTCCAATGTTATCTATATACGCATCGAAGTCCATTAAAGTGATTTTAGTAGTCCAGCCAGGACCACAGAAGCCTTTAACAAACGAATTTAATATGCCCTGAAGATTTAAGTCACCCTCTTTTTGAAGAAGGCGTTTAAACTTCCACATACCAAATAACGATGTGGCAGTGGAGAGCTCTTTGTACTTGTCGATCTTATTAAGTACTTTCTTATTAAAATACAAAATATAATCAACAGTTTTTATGTCGGTCTGAAGATTCATCTCGACAGCTTGTACACTAGGATGAACGATAGAGCCGAAAAAGAATAATTGATTCTTTGTAGATTCATGCACGAGACCGTTGTTCAACAACCATCTCTGCTGATCTACAAATTCATTTAACTTATCGAACTCCATGTTAGCTCCTTAGTGCTATCCACCTTATAACATTATACCAGGTGGGTAACTTCATTTACTCAGTCTAGACTCATTAAGAACAGCTTTTGCCGCTAATAATAGCTCATTTTTATCTATAGAACCGTTATACACTTTAGCTACATACTCTGATACAATAAGTTCCATAGTCCGAGCTTCGATAGCGAGTTTCTTTTTCTCATTATCGTTAAACTTCGTTTTCACTTTTACATCAACACCATTAATAGCTTTAATATACTCAGTAGAACCTAAGTATCCAACTATCTCTGCTTTAGGTCCTTCTAATTCAAGTACCCAATGATCTTTACTGCCAGAGATATCTTGCTGTACGAGTTGATGAACTATTTCAATCCCCGTAGACTGCGATACCACAACGTGAAGTCTTCTCCACGTTGGCAATATAGTTGGTATAAAGGTCTCTGCATACGTACCCATATCAAAGACTGAGATTCCTTTCGATTGATCAACGTCTGAAGCAGACTGACTAAATGGAGAGCCGACATATACGATTTCGGGTCCGACCTCGTGATCCACGAGACGTTGTCGCTTATGGATATGCCCCGAGATGACAAGTTCGCAAGTATTAAGGCTTCTCGGATCGACGCCCTCTGTTGCTCTGATAGGACCATAATCTCCTCCAATAAATGTTTGATGCGCTATTACAATCTTACGAGTCTTAGTAGGAAAAGTAGATCCATCTGGTTGATAAGGAACAAAGGTCATTCCAAATAGATCTTGAGGCTTATCTACTACGTAGAGACCTTTAATCTTATCTTTGAATGGAAGCATAGCGTGATACTTTGCATCGTTAGGCTTATACATGTCATGATTGCCTAGAAGATATACATATGGAATACCTTCACCTATAATCTTATATACGTGTCTCATGAATTCAGTAGTGACTTCAGAACGCAGAACTGCATGTGTATCAAAGGTGTCACCTAGATTCACTACAAGGTCTGGTCGCTGTTCAAAGATAACTTTATCTAACCACGCTAAGAATTGCATAGCTAGATCAAAACGATTTATCTTAAGATGCGGATCGCCGATAAATAAAACTTTCAATCTACATACTCACAATCTTTTAAAACTATCTCTTCAAACATTTGATCCACTTGAATCCTAACAAGATCATCATATGTAGTATGAGTTCCTACATGACAAAAATTACTCATTAAGGGAATAGGTTTTACTAAAAGAAGACCAGCAGAAGTATATATACTTACAACATTTAAACCAACGCTGGCAGGTTGTCCATTAGCTGTATACAATCTATTGCTCTCCATTGATTTCAAAAACTGAGTATAGATATCTTGACTCATATATACAGAGTCTACATCTTGAAAATTTTCAACACACTGTGCAGCTCTTCTCTCTATCCACTCCATGCATACAGCGTGATCTGGACACCATCCAGTTGTACCATCTATGGTTGACATATTATCTTGCTTATTTCTTCTATAGAAACTGGTTTAAAATCCCATTGATCTACACCAATGTTAATTTGCTTATCGACAATCTTCCACTTCTCATGAACGTGACCGCATAGCAACCAACGACCATCGTCCTTTGGACGCCACTTAATATACTTATCATCGCCTGGATCCACTAATCTATAAGGATGATGACAGAGGTTTACTGTAGCAACTCCTGGAATATCTAGAGTAGTTTGCTCTGGAAGAACAATCCAACCCCATTCCTCGTACTTGGCTATCCATCTCTTACGACCTTCTTCACTGCGAGATTTCTTATGATAGGAATGGCAGAAGTCATGGTTACCAGGAACTAGGTATTTAGTACCGTTAAGTCTGCGAGTGTAGTCTTCAACAGGTCTAGCTGCTAAGCTAAAGTCACCTAGACAATAAACAGTATCATCTGGAGTGACTACGTCATTCCAGTTCTTGATCATCATCTCATTCATCTCTTGCACATCTTTGAATGGACGATTGCAATACTTGATTACATTTGCATGCCAGAAATGATTGTCAGACGTAAAGTAGATCACAGTTTCTCCATTAATCCGCATATCTTAAGATCTAAGTTCTTAGTGCGACATTCTTTATACAAGAACTCTAGTGCACATCTCTTGTCATCCTTACAGGATTGCTTGGCTTTCTCCATAAGAGCTATAGATGCATTTTGAGGTGCTACATTCACTGTAGCGCAACTAGAAAGTAATAATAACAGCAAATATCTCATTATTCCTCCAATGGTATATCAGAGTCGTCTATTACAACGCCAGCTACATCTGTCTGAACGGCTTCATCCTTGTAAGTATAGCACGCAGACATAATCTCATTTTGAATCTTAGGTGATGCTAGAACAAATTGCTTCATATTCTCTTCACCCCTAATAGGATCGTAGGCGCCAAACTGCCACATCTGAACGTTCTCTTTACCAGACGCTGGATTAACAGGATGGAATACAATTCCTAAAGACTTGCCAAGCTCAAAGATTTCCGAAGCGGTGTCGATGATACCATTATCGTAGTGGTACGTAAATTGTGCCATACGAGCTGGAACGCCGAGACGATTCTTCTTAACCTTAACACGAACCTTGTGACCAGTCTGTTGCGCAGCGCCAGAGATTGTCTCACCCGATTCCAAGATTCCATTCTTAGTATCAAGCTTAACGATTTCAAGCATTAGATCTGCCGCGTGCTTCAAAGCCTTACCTTCCGTGATAACGAAAGGATTACGAAGCGCCTTCATTGGATCAATCTCCATAGTGACCTGTTGAATCAAGAAGGTCATTAGGTTATATTGAGCGATGACAGGAATAACTAACTTTAGGGCAGATGGAAGATAGCTTGCACCAGTTCCACCCATCTTCTGGTCAGTCGTTTGCTTCATGTTAGTTTCTTTAGGATATCTAATTGCCTTAATAGAATCAATAACGATACCGCGGATTGGCGCTCCTTCTTGAAGAGCCTCCAACATCTCTCCCCCGACGTAGTCAAAGATTTTAAGTGGGTCATTCGACTTGCGTACAATGAGGCGCTTCGAGTCACCGCCGATCTTGATAAATAGCGGGAGGTTGAATGAGAACTCTGCATCGAACCAAATGAATATCGCATCTGCATCTCTTTTCTGGTAATCAGCAATAGCCATCATAGCTAGTAGGGACTTACCTGAGCTCTCTGGTCCATATGGAACAATGATCTTACCTGGTTGAAAGCCACCAATCTGAGTCGCCCAATTTAAGGACGGTGATCTAGTTGGCACTACAGGTGGCACATTTATATTGAGATCAGCCGCTACGGTTCCAAACTCTTCTGTTAGTTTACTTAGCCATTGTTTAGACATAGATTGCCCCCTTGTTTATAAGATAATTACTTAGATCACATAACAAATCATGCATGCTATCACCAAAAACAATTTGGTGCTTAGTTTGAAACGCAGACAATTGATCTAACAATTCTTGATCACCTATATATTGTGTCTCTTTTAAAATATTCCCTTGTTCATCCTTAAGACGATAAATAAAATTATCCATTACGCCCTATCTCCTTATTGTATTTTACCAAATTATCTTTCGCCCACAAAGGTTGTAAGTTTGTGTAATGGCAAGCCTGTTTAAACTGCTCTAAATTAGACAAATCAAATAAAGATAATGGCTTAACATGATCTACATGCCAACCGTTAATCGACCAATTATCCCAGGTCATTCCAGGTTGAAATCTAGACTCTAAATAATTCTTTAGTTCTTCTATAGAACAACCTAAGTCATCTACAGCAGAACCTATTTTAATTTTCCCTCTTATAATGTCACCAACTCTATTTCTCAAAGTATGTGCTAATTTATTGTTAATATCACTTAAGTATATTGAACAATAATCAGTTTGCTTTCTCCACTCTCTTTGCTTAATTCTCTTATCTTCAAGATGCTGAACCTTATATGTTTTTCCATATTCTAATGTACAATTTATACACCAAGAACTGTAACCGTCTTTGTACGATGGTCTAACATAGAAATCACAGTAAGATTTATTATCAAAACACTTAGAACAGATCTTCATCACATTCCTTCGTAGTTTGTCATATTTTGATCGCCATAAGCAATCTTCTTTAGATCGTCATGTGCTTGTCTCAATTGAGATAATTTGCTCTTCATTAATGATACTAAAGCCTCCGTCATGGCTCTATCATCCTTAGCTTGAAGAACATCTGGATCGATGTTTACATATTGTTTACGAGCTTCGCTAGTGTCCTTGATACCGCGCGCTTCTAGGTAGTCTTTGGCGCGTTCAAGATATGCAATTGCTTCGGCCTGCTCAACCTTCGCTTTTGCTTTAGAATCGGACTGCATTGCTTTCGCAAGTAGATTAGCAGCAACGTCTTGACCCATAATGTAATCCTGAAGATAAACAGGAGCCATCAACTTGCTAATAGTTGACAGCTCCTCTATCTTGTTTACGTAGTGGGCTAGACGAGTGATGTCTACCTTTTTGGTAATATCACTCATTGTTTTGTCCTTATGATCTTAAGAGTCTATCGGCTTCTGCCATGAAGTCATCCGTGATCGCTGAGCTTGCGGTAGCGGCAGCTTGTAGATTCCTAGTAGTCGTTCCACGAACGTTAGCAGAACTAGCTGGTGCTGCCAACTTTGTTTCGTCGATGTCGTCATCTTCATCATCCAATCTAGTAGTTACACGAGATGTACCTGTTGGTTTAGCAGCAGGCGCAGCTTGTGCACGAGGGGTTGCAGCAGTAGCCACTGGAGCAGCATATGCATTAGCTAGATTCGGTTCGATAGAGAGATCTGCATCTGGATAAGCTTCGATGATGCTAGGAAGATTGGCTTGCAATACTTCGTTCAATTCATCGTAAGTTTTAGTTTGATAAATAGCTGAAAGATCATAAGCTAAGTTATCGTAGTTCTCTACAACAGCATCAGAAAGCGGAGAACGGTCATCTACGAAAGAGACCTTTCCAGAAGCTTCTTTAAGACGAGTTTGTACTTTCTCTACATCATACTTAGTATCGCGGAATTGACCGGTAGCATTAGAACGAATGATATCGAACCATACGCCAGAATCATCATCAGCACTACCCAAAGAGGTAGGATCCTGATTGTAATCTTGGATATACTTGTTCATCTTCTCTTTCATGTCTTTGTGAGCTGTAGATTTAAGCTCTAATAGACCTACTTCGCCTGAACGATCTGCTGCGTTATAAACGTAGACAGTCTTAGGGATGATATTGCCAATAAGTTCTTGCAAACCTTTCATGCGATTCTTGATCTCTTCTTTCGGAGTATCAAGCGCTTCAAGTTTACCAGTCATGGTTTCAGCACGTTGCTTAAGCAATTGAACGAATTCATTTACTGGGCAGCGTTTTTCAGATGTGAGGGATGATGCGAATGGACGAGCACGTCCAGATTCTGGGTCAGTTAATCCCCAGATGATTTGCCATTTGCGGTACGGATAGCCGTTAGAAGCTTCTCCGAATGGTGGTAAAATGCGGAAGACATTATGTCCGTCTTTTACTTTGTGGCGTTTCCACTCTTTTCTTGATTTGAGGGAATCCATATTCAATTTGATTTTAGTGTTATTACTCATTATTTTCTCCAAGGGTTTTGTTCAAAGGCCGTTATTGGCTTAGGTATATTATACCACGTTTACTCTTCAGGGTGTATGTCTTCGTCATGATCTTCTGTGCAATATTGACAGACGTTTTCTTCACATATCGCACAGGTTTCGTTGGTTGCAACGCCACATTGATCGCATAGATCAAACTTTACTACTTTATTCATTTTAATCTTCGTTCGAGACCGCAGGTTTACCAACAGTCTTCTTAGGTTTACCAGTCAAATAAGATTCAACATCCTTCTCATCGATGAGATCTAGACCAGCTGCATAGAACGGGGTTGTAGATTGTAAGCTACCTACATAGTGAATTAACTTAGTATTTAAAGGTCGATTCTTAAGTTCATGCTCCAAGTACTTATCAAAGATCTGAGGATACTCGTTCTTGAGAATGTTATTTAGAACTACAGAGAGATCTGCGTTAGTCTTACATGGAAGACCTTCGTAGTTCAATAACCTAATTTTGAACACATTCATATCGTGGTCGTATTTCTCTGCAATAGAGCCTAAGACCTCGCGAAGATGGTTGATACCTGTCTGACCGTGTTTTGGTGCTTTCTTCTGATTTGCTAAGATTTGCTCCATAAAGTCCGGTTGACCGATTACGATCTCACCTTTTTCTAAGTCCCTATCTGGTGCCTGATTTACTACTACGAATTTTGCCATTTCATTTCTCCTTGTTATTCAACTCTTTCGATTTCTTCAATTATTAAGCAAACTGGTGATTTCCAGCCCGCCTTTAATTTTCCTCGAACATACACTATGCAGTTCTTGTCCCAACCTAAAGCTTTTTTAGAATCCCACTGCGTACACTCAAGTGTTGTAAATCCGTCAGAGAGATAAACCGAAAGTTTAGACCACGGTTTACCGCTCTTCTTAGAAATACCCTTGGTAGCAGTAGAAGACTCGAATAAGAGGATCATACCTACCTCTTGTTCAAACTCCCTCTTCAATAGTCCCTCTGCTACTTTAATCGTAGCCAATACTGGGGTTCCGCCCATTAGAAGTGGAATACCTGAGCGACCTGTGTCTTTAAGTGCTGGCCACTTACCTTTAATGATGTTTACAATGTCAGGATTGCTGAGCAAGTTTTTATTAAAAGCTTTGTTAAATTCTTTCTCCATCAAGAAGATAGAGAGCGGATCGAAAGAGAACACCTCTGGTTGAAGCTTGATCTCTTTACCTCTCAACTGCTTATATGTCTCAATGAATGCCTTACGACGTTCTGGATAGCTTTCAATAGACATATCCATCATGTCATCTGCTCCACGTCCCTTAATGAGATAAGAGATACCGCCAGAATTAACCTTAGCATGATCAATACGTGCAACGAAATCAGCTAGCGTTGGGAAAGGTCCTTTTAAACAGAGCTCTTTAACAACCGCTGGACCAACACCCTTAATAGCAGAGAGTGGAGTTACAATGTACTTCTGACCCTCAATCTCACGAACCTCGAACTTGTTTGTTGGATACTTAAGTGAAGGTGGACGAACCATGTCGCCCAACTTAGACATATAGCTTCTAAGTTTAACTTCATCATCTTTGTACACATTAAGAATACTAGCCCACCATTCATAAGGATGATGGTGCTTTAAGTACATGGTGATATAACCTAACTCACTATAAGCATACGAGTGCGACTTGTTGAATGAGTATCGAGAGAAGGCTTGAATCTGTTGACAAATTGTCTCAATAGCATCTTCATCCCATCCACGGTTACGACAACTCTTACGGATACGATCATAGCAAGCCATGATAACATCTGTTTTCTTTTTGGCAATCGCGCTTCGGATGGCGTCTGATTCTTCCCAAGAGTAACCTGCGATTTCTACTAGAAATCTCATAACCTCTTCTTGGTACACGAAGACGCCGCAACTATCCTTTAGGATTGGCTCTAGATCGTCGTGCAAGTACTCTAGATTCCTCACACCATTCTTAATGTCCATGTAGTACTGTGCTGCCGTTGTGTTGTAGAGAGGTGCATCTAGCGCTCCTGGACGAGCCACGGCTGTAAAGTCCATTAGATCCTTACGACGGACAGGCATAAACTCTTGAATCATACCCTTAATCAAGTCTGTATTGAACTGAAATGATGAATCTGTTTCTTTGTTATAGAAGTCAGTGTAAATATCCTTATCCTCTGGCAACCTATAGATATAAGGCATACCTTTGACTTCTTCAAGATAATCAACCTGCTCTTTAACGAGAGCTACACAGTCAGAAACAGCAGTGAGGGTTTTAATACCCAAGATATCGGCCTTCACTAAACCACACGTCTGGACCATATCCGCATCATACTGAGTACATACGATATCGCCAAGCTCTTTATCCTTCATCACCATTGTAGGAACACGATCAGCTGCTAGATCTAGTGTAGAGATAACGAACGCAGAAGCGTGTCGAGACCAGCCACGGATCGTACCGATAAGCTTCTTAACCATCTTCTCTACATCAGGATATGTAGCGAAGAAGTTAGCAAGATTCTTATTAACCTCTACCTGACCAGCATTATAGTTACCCTCTTGATCCGTGTAACCATATAAGAATCCGTACTCGTCATGGACCTCTTGTCCAGAGTCTGGAATAGAATCACAGATGGTCTTAACTTCAAAGTCATTCCTGTTACGCCCATATAAAGCAAACATAGAATCTTTGATAGCATTCTTCGTCTTCATCTTCTGGAATGTAGAGATCTGAGCAAAGCCCACACCATACTTCGTGCGAAGGTAATCAATAATTAGGGCCCTAGCACGATCACCAATGTCGGCGTCGATGTCTGGGAATGAACCAGCTCTAATACGAGCATGAGATAAGAAGCGCTCAAACGGTAAGTTAGCAGCGATAGGATCAACATGTGTAATCTTTAGATAGAAAGAGATAAGTGATCCGCCAGCAGAACCACGGGCGATGTTCTGTAAGATTCCCTTAGATCTAGCGAACCTACCAATGTCTTCATACAGTAGGAAGTATGGGATAAAGTTGAGGGTTGCATTCTTCATGATGACATCAAGCTCTTGTCTGAAGCGAGCCTCATATATAGGATCATTGCTCCAACGACCGTGCTCATTGATGAGCTGCATCATGTAGTAATAAGTTTGAGTATCATAGTCAGAAGTCTTAGCTGTAATAGACTCTGGTATTGCGATCTTGGGGAGGTGGTATTCGAATTTAACTTTAATATCAGCAGCTGCAGCAGCAACTTCGTATGTATTTTCGATCCATGTATGGAAGTTCTCTTCGGTGAGCCAGTCCCCAAGATGACCTCTAAGTTTTGAAAACATTTCTTCCGCCCTAAGTTGGTGGTAAGACTCGTAGAAGTACCATCCGTTAGAGTTACCGTTTTTAAGAAGGCAATCTTGGATGATCTTATCTTCAGGTTTAATAAAGTGAGCGTCAGTAACAGGAATACATTTGCCACCGTGTTTGTCCACCATTTCTGCCAAGAATATATTGTAGTGCTTTTGTTTGTTACCATCGCAAGAACATTCATCTCCTGGGATGGGGTCAAAACTCCCAGTTGTTTTATTAAAGTTATGAGTGACATCGTTACAATGGAACTCGACATATAATTGATCTCCGAATATATCTTGATACATCAAGTATAGCTCTTCTGCTCTAGCCTTATTGCCATCCCAGAACGCCTTACCGATAGGACCAGCAATACATCCAGTACCGAACTTAATTCCAGCCTTATGTTCCTTAATCTGATCGAATGTAACGCGAGCCTTCACAGAGCCGTAGAATGAAACCGTATCATTGTAAGCCAATGATGAAAGCTTCATGAGATTATGATAACCTTCAGTGCTTGCAGCCCATGCAGTAATATGAAAGTGACTCTTATCTTCTGCATTGAGCTTTACATACAACTCTACTGCTGGTATTAGAGTTACAGCGTCTAAAGCATGATCTGTACCATGCTCTTTATTGTATGCCTTAATGAAATCTTTAGTCTTCAATGCATCGTACATTGAGATAGCCGTACCGTGATCGGTTACAGCCAGAGCTGGAGTACCTGTCTCTAAACACCATCCAACCCACTCTTCGGGCGATGGGACTGCATCTAACAGTGAATATTTTGAGTGGTTATGCAGTTGTGCTGGTTCTTTAAATCTTGCCATGCACTGATTATACAAAAAAGAAAAGGCACAGGTTTGACCCTATGCCCTCTCCGTCAATGATGCGGGTCGAGTAGAATTTTAGTAAAAGCGACTAAAGCTTTGTTGAGTATTGCAAGGAGAGCATGCACCGTTAAGTGGCTCTAAACGAACGTGAGGCTTATTATGATGTTGTGAACCGAAGTTAAAGTGAAAGATTACGTTAGTACCTTGGATAGTACTGATGTCAAGTTCTAATCCACATTGATAGTCATAGATCTGTTGATTGGCCATTGCTTGAAGGATACCAGCGAAGAAGCTTCTTAAGTAGAGATTATCACCATTGCGTCCACGTAGATATACAGAGTTAGCAGTTCCAGTTCCTTGAACTAAGAAGTTAAACTGTAATTGTCCTGCAGCAGCTGCAGCTGATAATGCACCTTGAAGGGTAGCATAGTTACCAGTTGGAGCAACACCCGCTTGAACTTGATTTACAGCGGAAGTACCACCTAAAGTTCCAGCAGATACTGGGAGGATAACTGGTCCAACTATGTTGTTGTTCATGTCAACGATGTCAGCAGTTGAAGAAGCAGAGATAGGAGATCCTGAGATAGAACTCATTGCTAAAGCAACTTTAGCAGCCACTTGAAGTGTGCCGTCGCCGCTTAAGATAGTAATTGGAACCATAGTTCCGGATACTGGAGGAGCAATCTCTCCGTTAACGATGAAGTACATAATGTAGTTCACGCTTGGGGTTGCATAGCTAAAGTATTTACCGGCTACACCAACGCCAGTGCTGAGGTTCAAACCGTTTCTATCACCTAATGCTAGGGTAGATTGATCGGCTGTACCAGCGCCTACGAAGGCAACTCCGGCAGCAAAAGCTGCATCCATTTGTTGGGAAAGACCACTCGGGCCATTAAAATAGGAATCTCTTAAACTCATAGGGTCTCCTTAAGACTAGGTTGACCCATTCTATCAGGAGTTAGCGCCTGAGCTGGGATTTACGTCCCCACTCTGGATCTCCTCAAGCTTCTCTAATAGGAAGCTAATTTTAGCTTGTTCATACTTAATTGAGCTAGAGTATCCAGCATTTAAGTCTTTTACGATCTGCTTAGCCTGAGCTAACTTCTCGTTAGCTGCACGGTCTTCTCTAAGGTCCTTGATCTTGATCTCAGCCTTAACAATAAGGTCTGCTGCTACGTCTTCATTTACATTTTCATGGTTCTCTACGAAAGACTTACTAAGAACTTTTTTTGCCGATTCAATACTTGCCATTTTTTAAACTTCCTTCAATATGAGATTTAATTGCTCTAGCTCTTTCTACTATCTGTTCCAAACCCTTGGTCTTCTTTTTAGCGATATACTTTCCAAGAATTTTTTTCCAGTCAGCGGGAATAATGCCTTGCATTACTGCCATCTCAAAGCCATAAAGTTCTTCTGTGTATTGTATTGTTAGACGAGCTATTCTTTCAGAACTTGTCTTTTCGTTGTGGCACGTATCACAAATGACTTGGAGGTTATCGGGCCCGCAGAAGAGCCTAGCGATAAAGTTATTCCAGTCAACAAATCCATCTTCCACAGCAACAACAGGAGAGATGTGGTCGACTGCACTTGAGGTACTGTTAGACCATTGGCTACAAGTGCCACAGAGATATTGAACAGCATCTTTTTTAGATCTAGATCCATCTTTGTTGTATTTTGCAACTTCTCTCCTTGACTTCATCATGACTTCTTTAACGATAGGACTTCGAGAGAAGGTTCTTCTTAAAGCTCCCCTAATAGCAGAATTTTGATTGTATTTAGGTTTCTTCAATGTAGTTTTCATATTTCTCCAAATAATACGCACCATTTTTTAAAACAGCAGGGGAATCTTTAGCAAGTCCCAATATAAAATTACAATTACTGCACAGTAATCCGCGCACTTTACCCGTACTATGACAGTGATCTATAGATAATCTTTTATTTGCACTAGGCGGTAACTTGCACATTGCGCAACACTTATTCTGCCTATCTAACATTTGATTATACTGATCAAACGTCAAACCGTATTTCTTTAAGTCATTACGCAATTTTCTAGGTAAGTTATTCTTATGATAATCGGCCTTGTAGGCCTTTTGATGTTCTTTGTCTCTGTATGTAAAATTGTTTTTTATTGTACAAGTTTTACAAGCAGAAACAAAAGTATTTCTATCCTTGCGAACATAGAATTCGCTAGTTGGTTTTTCTTCTTTACATGAAGTGCATTTTTTGGTAGTCATAGAGTGATTATAACAGATCACACCCTTAAACATTAACCCAACTTATACTGCGTTGTTTTCGCCGTCTTTTTTAATAGATTGACCAGACGTTACACCGGCGAGTTTTGGACTTGGATTAGCAGAAACTTGAGGTCTCAATTGACCGGATTTTGTCTGCGGACCCGATCCTCTATAATGATTACTACCCATAACGTCGTTAGCATGTCTAGGATCGCCACCTTGATACTTTTTAGGTTTTACGCTAGATGCATCACCTTCACGTGTTTGTTCAGGTGTATGCGGCTCATGAACAGCTTTCTCAACTTCTTCAAGACTCCACTGACCATTCTTATCTGTCTTCATAACTTCGATCTTTGGTTTCATTGGCTTAGGATTCTTGAGTTGTTGAGCAACCTTAGCTGGATCCTTATTAGATGAGGGCGATACACCTGGCATCTTAACTGGCTTTGGAGCCGCTGCCTTAGAGGACATAGAGATAGGCTTTAGTGTAGGTGTTTTGACTGCAGGAACTAGGGAGCTTTTAGCATCAGCCTTGGTCGACAGTAGGGCCTTTTTGAGTTCTTCTAACTTATCGAGAAGGTCTTGCATAACCTTATTATATCAGCTCTGGAGATTAACCGTAGAGACTCCATTACGCTTCTCAATATTCAACACATTAGAGAAATGAGCCTTAACTTCGCTAGAATGATCTATTACCACTACCTGTCTATTGCGAGAGATTGTCTCTAGGAGCTCAACGATAACTTCTCGGCCCGTTTCATCTAGATCATGGAAAGACTCGTCTAGGATGATCGGGGACATCGATATACCGAATTGGCGTTCCATGACATCTATGAGGGCAAAATCTACACATAGAGACAAAGCCCTAAATTCTCCACCAGAAAGACTGCCTATAGAGATGTCCTTACCGTCCATAACAAGGTGCTCAGAGAACTTGGCGGTAGTGTCCCCGCGAACGTTCTCCTTGTAGGATTTGAGCTTGTAGGTAAGGTTACTCCACTGTTCATCTACATAGAATTGAACCTTCTCGTTAAAGGATTCTATAACAGAATCAAGTATATACGCCTGGGCCCCAGTAGGTGAATACATGGTCGAAACTGTTTTGTAAAGCTCTATGCTGCGAGATATACTATCCTTAGTTGCTAGGGCCTCAGTCCGACTTTGTTCTAAGCTATTAATCTTCTTAGTTAATTCTAAGTTATTTTGTAGTTTTAAAGTGAGTTGTTTGATGTCTTTCTGCTTGCTGTTGATCTGGTATTGAATAGAAGATGAACGATTGTTAGCAGCTTCATAATCTCTAGACTCGTCGCGCTTCTTCTCTGCTAATCTTATAGATAGATCATTAACAGAGGATGCGTTTAAAAGAGCGGCGTCACACATATCTATGGCGGTCTTTGTAACTAAAAGTTCTTTCCGTAGGGCATCGGTCGTAGCACGATGCGCAGCTTCTGCAGCAGAGTTATCAAGTTCATTTCCACACGCATCGCATTTGTCGCTTCCGTTAAATGGTTTAATTCTTGATTGAGTTTTTCTATATAGTTCATGAAGCATCTCCCTTTGAGTTCTTGCCTTAGTAAATTCAGTCTTCTTTGCCGCTATATCGTCTTCAAGCTTCTGATACTTACTAAGATCAGGTCTCTGTACGGATTGAGCAATAGCTAGCTCTGCAGATAGATTTGCAACAACCTGCTCAGCCTCAGTGATCTCGTCTCTTACCATCTCTTCATTTACTAATGATTCGCTGTATGCGGATACCTTAGATTCTATAGAACTTAAAGCAGTCTTTACGGCACCTAATTGTTCATCTAAAGCTTTCACCTTTGCGTCTGCAGCACTCTTACACAAAGAGAACTCCTCTAAGTTTAGGAGTTGAAGTAGAAAGGTCTTCTTCTCAGAGTCGTTGCTAGATAGAAATCTAGATGTTCCACCTTGAGCAGTATACATGGACATAATGAACTGATTGTAGTTTAATCGTAATGTGGCTTCCCAACCTTCTTGAGTTACAGTTAGAGGTTCAAAAGTGCCATCAGCCACCTGTCGTGAGAAGGTAACGCCCTTAGGCCTCGATCGCTTAACCATGAATCGATCGCTGCCCACTTGCAGTACGACCTGTACTGAGCCACCTTTAGATCCCCTTCGAACAATTTCCGTTGCAGTAATTTTTCTAGGAAGCTTATCAAATAGAGCGAATGTGATTGCGTTAAATATTGCTGTCTTGCCTGCACCATTTGCTCTTCCGACATCATGATTCCACCCCTGCACTAACATGAGACCTGTATCTTGAAACTCTACAAATGCGTCTTCAATGCTTAGAATATTATTAATTTTAACCGATAGTATCTTCATTTAGGCGTCCTAATCAGCATTAGATCTTCTCCATCAAAGAGATCGTTCTTATTAATAACTACGTCTACGAACTCTTTAGTTAGCTCTAACTGTATTAATAGATAGAACAACATAAAGGCACTATTGACCTTTTGATGATTTTGTTCTGCAAATAGATAAAGTGGTTGGTAGTTCATCGTTGCTTCTTAATATAACTAATGTGCGATATTGGATGTTCGCCTGTTCCATCTGGACTTCGTGTATAAGAAAACTCCTTAAAGGGTTTAATCTTAATCTTCCACATAAAAGACATGATAAATCTTGCAACTACTTCCCGCTTGTGATAAGACCAAGTGGATATGTCGTGCTCTATCTCTTCATTCATTATCTTTTACTTGGCGGTTTTCCAATGACAAGCTCCTGCTTATCGTTATACACGAGCCATCCCTCTTCCAGGCATGTCTGTAGCGAGTAATGCTGGATCAGTCTAGGGACTTCGACTTCCCAGAAGTATTCAGTCTTGCGAGCCTGATTATTCTGCTTTTCGTCCGGGTCTGTTCTAACATTAGTAAAAGGATCTATGACTTCACGAGTTACTTGAGATCCAGCGCCTGGGAATTGCTTCTTAGCGACACCGCTACACTTGCAGGTTATCTGCTCGAGTTTTGGAGAAGCATACTGAGTAGTCTCTTCCCCGCAGGTTTCACATAAGAAACGAAACTTAGGCATATTAGAATGTCAAACCTATGCTTGCGCCTATAAGGCCATTTTGAAAGCCGAATACGCCAACAGTTAAAGGACCTAGAATTGGTTTGGTTATAGAGAGTCCATATGTAGGTATACCGGGACTTGTTACGTTTTCACCAGCAAGTAGGGATATAGTGACCTTACTAGAACCTCTATCAATTTCCTTAGTCTCAGTCTTTGTAATGTCATCAGTCTTTTTATCATCGACTTGAACATCTTTCTTATCTGCTATAACAGTCGTCTTTACTTTTGTTCCATCAGGTTTGTCTGTTTCAGTGATAGTAGTAACCTTGTTGTCTTGAGAATCAACTTGCTTATCCTCAGTCTTCTTTTCGACTTCAACAGTTTTAGTTACAACTTTCTCTGGAGCACTGTATCTACCTACAGCAAAAGCACCTACAAGGGCGATTAATGCTATAATTACTATCTGTTTAGTGGTCATATTACTCCTGTCCTACGATACCTGTATTAGGGTCCATCATAGTTTTAAATGCGTCGCGAGCGATACCTAATTGGTTCTCGAAAGCTCCGTCACGTGGGGTAACAACAATTCCGCCTAAGGTGATCAACAGTGATGCTACAGAGAGAGCGTTACCTAAACTCACCCTACAGACCTTCGCAGGTTCAATAATACCTGCTTGATAAGGATTAACAATCTTGTGCGCATTGGCGTCGAAGATATACTGAGGTGGTTGCTTCTGACCAACAATGTGTCTCTCTAAAGCATTCCACACATCTGTGAAATCTTCACCGCAGTTAGATAATAGAACTTCAAATGGAGCTCTAAGAGCATGAATCATGATGTCCCAAGACAAGGGACGATTTTCCGTCTTAGCAATAATGTCCGAAAGCACTAAATGAACTCCACAACCGCCAGGAATAATACCTTCGGCGATAGCAGAACGTACCGCTTCAACTGCATCTTCAACACGCGCTTTTTTCTCTCTGGCTTCTAATTCAGATCCGCCACCTACCCAGATAGTAGAAACGCCACCGGTCAATTTACTGATAGCGGCTTTAGCGAACATCTTTTGACGCTCATCTGGAGCAACTTCCGCAATAGCTTTTAGTTCAGCGATACGAGCTTCAATCTTCTCATGATTCTGTTCTGATGTAACGAACGTCTCGTACATATTAATCTTAGCATTAATGAAAGAACCAAATGCTTCGTCTAGTGTATCTTCTGCTGCATAGAACTCTAAGTTAGCAACATCAACAACGTCGGCATCCGTATATGCAGCCATGTCATACAAGAACATAGAGCGAGAGTTGGCAACGCCTCCAAGTGGAGTCTTAACTGGAATAATAGAATAACCACCCTTAGTTGATTTAGCCATCTTGTCTAAAACTACGTCAGAGAATCCATGCGCAAACACAAGGATAGGTCTTCCATACATGGGTGAATCTTCTGCTCCAACAGCTTGTTGGATAGCAGCTGGAACCTTAAGATCGTTCATCGTTCCGTCGTATAGGAACACAAGACCGTTATCAAGCTTAGCTTGCTGACCAGCACGATCGTTGATGAAAGCTAAACCAATAGAACCGATATCTTTAAGACCGCTAGTTACTATACAACCATCGATCGTTTCGACTCTGATTCCTGAGTCATCTGCTTCCTCAATGAGTACTTGACCATCTTCACCTGCAGCAATAACTGCGTCAACGGCTGCAACGGCGATAGCCGCATCTCCATTAGCGCTAATAGTAGCAACATTGATAAGTTCATGACGTTCCTTTACTGGTTTCGCGTGCTGCTTCAAGAACGGCACGATAGTGTTTTCGTATAAGCTATTGAGTTCATTAACCATACGCTGAGGATTGTATTTGGGATTCTTTTCTAAGAACTCTAAACCTTGATGCGTAATAGCGCTAGCAAGGACAATAGCTGTAGTTGTACCGTCTCCTGCCTGTTTAGCGGTACGGAGGCAAATTTCCTTTGCAGACTCGATAATGAGGTTAGCTTCTGCATTTGCAACTCCTAAACTCTTAGCAACGGTAACTCCGTCCTTTGTTACAAGAGGAGACAAGCCGTCGCGCTCTAAGATGACTGGGCGTCCGCCCGGTCCTAGAGTAGCTCCTACAACTTGAGCCATCTCACTGATCGTGTCGTTCACGATCCTGCGAATCTTCGCTCTATCTGCTGTAATGCTCTTAGCTTTACTTTTCTCGTATATCATTCGTCGTCTCCAAATTCTTTAGGGTAAGCACCCTCTTCCATACAAAGATGGGGATAGGTTGCTTTGACATAGGCTTCTCCAACTTGATCCAGATGTAGGTAAGAAACTATTACATACTTCTGTTTATCTAATGGACCTGTAAGTGCCATCTGTATTATACTTAATGGCGCCAAAGTAGCTAATATGTACTTTTTAGATGCTAAGTCATTTATCATGTCTATTAACTTCATTGCGACTTTTTCAATATACTGTCCTTCACATGCACCACCAAAATAGAAACATGGCGCTACACGTCGATAGCAAGCATAAGCATTGTGACCAGTTTTAAATTGAAGTTTATGCAATAAACTAGCGAGTCCTTCGTGACCCTTAACTTCATCCCATTGATACAGGGTAGTCTTAGCTCTATTATGAAGAGCTTTTCCCGCTTCATCAGAGAAACAGGATCTCATAGCTGGATAGATATCATCCATCAAGAAACTTTGATTACCTACTTGACTAGGAGTACCACTACTTATTAGGTTTAGTACTGCCTGGCTTATTGACTTTTTTAGTGCTAACGGGTTTCCGCTGTTTGACGGCATTGTCCATCTCCTTGTTATATTCTTTTACTACCTTCTCATACTTCTTAATCTGCTTAGAGTCGTTCTCAAAGCCGAAGAAACTATGACCTAATTTAAGTGCTGCTTTAAGTGAACCTGTTCCACCGCAGTAAGGATCGAATATAACTGAGCCTGGCAAACAATCTGTCATCCTAATTAGGAGTTCTGCTAGGTCAACTGGATATGCCTCGTCCAGTGAACCTGTTTCAATTTCCCAGGTATTACCTGGACAAGACTTATCGTCTTCAGTCTTCATATATTCCCTGATAGGCAGTCGATCTAATTTCCAGACATTGCCGTTACAGAAGTGAAGAACATACTCATGTGAGTTAACTAAGTTAGTTTCAGAGCGCTTGCCTGGATACCAGGTCTTTTGAATCACTATATTGTCGATGTGAGTAAAGCCAGCATCAGCCATCATCTTAGCAATCTCGAATGGACGCCATTTGGCCTCAATTGGAGCGTAGCATATTAGGAACACGATTCCATTGGGAACCATATAGTTCTTGAGCTTAGCTGCAAACTCCTTGAACTTAACAGGATCGTAACCGTCTCGCTTCCTAATGGGAACACGCGAGATGCATATCTCTGTATTCTTAGGCCAAACGGCACTTGGACTCATAGCGTCCTGGTTATGAATTCGAACGTTAGTTTGAAAGATGTTTGAAAGATTGTCCAAGTATTGCTCCGTAGGGAGCATTATACTTAGTTAGACGTCATTGCAATATCTATGCTCACCAAGAATGTCGCAACATTTCTTGTCATCATAGTAATAGAAAGGTTTAGCCATCACAGCATCAACATAGTCCTCTAGATTCAAGGCCTTAACGACAGCGTTAGCCCAATCCCATCCAGAGCGAGACCAGACGACTACAGCATTACCAATAACCTTATGTCGCTTAAGACGCTCAATATGAACATGGTGTGGAACTACTTCGCCTTGAAGAAGACTTCCCTCAATGCCGATATAGATCTTCTCATGATCCCTATCTGCTTCCCACTTCCAATGGATCAAGGTGTCGTCTACATCGAAATATGCTACATTATTGTTTTCAATCTTTATCATTTAAAGCCGCCTCAAACACACTATAGAAATTACTGTCCCTTATGTTACGAGCTGTTTGCGCTATATTAGGTTCATGCAAGGAGAACATAACTTGAAGTATAACGAAACCATTCTCTATTCTCCAATGGTTGTTACCGTAACCTGCACCCATAATCATATAGTTATTACTCTGACTTAGACCATTCATCCCTGTAAGTTCTGGATGAAACATTTGAAATATGTTGCTAGTTAAATCCGTACCAGCACAGAAACTTAAATGCTTAGCCTTTTCAAGAGGTAATCTTACGCTACCACTTACAGATAAGCTAACACCATTAGATGGATCTGCTTGAACTACCATAGTGCCCAAATCAAAGAATGGTACGCCTTCATTCATTATATCGATCACATCACCTATCGTCCACATCTAGCACCTCACTTAACTGTTCATCTATCAACGCATTAAAGCGTTTCCAAGCCTTGTTTTTATTAAAATCTATAAATTCTTCTATTGTTCCAACAAGGGCATAAGAGACTTCTATTTCGTGAAGAAGCATAGTCTTACTAGAAAAGCTTTGAGAGCGATTTGTACAGAAGGCGTTAGGACCAAGGTCTAACCAATTTTCCAGTGAACCTTGTGGATTCATTCTCATCATGTATGATTCTGATAATGCTAATCTAAGATGAAGTCTAGTAGTGGGTTGTGACATCTGTGTCATGATTGGACCACCCATAGAAGGTACGGACTGTACGCCTCCAAATTGTTCTATGTGAAAATCTCTAAGACAAGGTCCAAAGATTTCTGTTAATACTAGTTTAAGTTCTAGCATTATATCTACATTACTCATGTCTTGCCTGTACTTCCAAATCCGCCAGCTCCACGAGTAGTATTAGTATCTACTTGCTCTACCTGCTCGATGAAATATTCGGGCGAGTAAGGGCTCATGATCATTTGTGCAAGCTTCTCACCCTTCTTGATAACGATCGGGTTGGTGCGCATCAACGGGTAACCGTCCTCATCCAAGCGATCCATTACCCAAATATTAGACATGACGACGTGTGGAATGCCGCGATACTCTTGATCGATCACACCTGCGAATACTAAGAGCCCTTGTGAACCAAGACCAGATTTCGAAGTGATCTCCGCCCACGTTCCTGCTGGGAATTGAAGCCTGATGTTGAGAGGGTGTTTTGCAAGCTGGCCAGGGTAGATTGCAATATCCTCAGTTGCGTAGAGGTCAAACCCCGCGTCGGTTTGGTTTGCTTTATAGGGCAATTTGCCTCCATTGAGTATTTCGACTTTGATCTTAAAATATCTATTTCTAACTTGTTCAATTGTTCCCTCTTTAAATTCATTACTCATAAATCTCTCCGTGATGGATTTATACAGATAGACATACGTACATAGTGGTTAATAATTATTTTTCAAGCCGCGTGAAAAACATACGCTTCGTGGGTATCATAGAGAAGGGTTTTGTTAGTCAATCTATCTTTTAGAAACCTTAGTTGCGCTTTAGTTAGTCTCGCGCGCAAGCGCGCGTGTTCGTTTGCTTCGCAAACGAAGATAGCCCTATAAGGCGCTTTAAATCTTAGGATGTTGTAGGTGGGCTCCCATAAACCTTGTGATAGTATAGTTAGATGAGTATCAAAGATGACTTCGCGACATATGTAGACGGAAATAAACTGATGACCCCTAACCCACAACCGCAACCACCGGTTGGTAAGGGATCAGATAATGGACCGATGTATACCAGCGAGTACTTCATAATGCTCAAGAAGACTGGCAACCTAACCCCTCAAGATCAAACGGATTTTGATACTAGAATGGGTTCTTGTGTAGACTCTAATGGATTACTTAACAGAGCTCCAAACGATACTGATCAAGAAGAACCAGACGATTTCTACGGGGCTACTAACGGCATGGCTGAGATGGGAAATACCGCGTTACCGAGGAAGATGCTCGGAGCTATCTTCAGATATTTTGGTTGCATGAACAATAACTCTCCTGGAACCTGGACTGCTAACTCCTTCATGGCCAGACAGCCTCAGATTATTGCAGCTATGGCTGCAGCAGCTTTCCCAAGTCTAGAAGATCCTCTACACTACTTGATTAGATTAGCTTTCTTACCATTCTTCCTATACAGCGCTATCATCCTAGCATTAAGCTGTATCGGTACAGACATAGGTAACACAGATGCTAGACGACTAGCATGGCACTTAGGAAATAACGTTAGTAAGGTTAGTTTATTGAATAAGTTGGGTTACAAGATCTTTATGAATCGTCTTCTAAAAGATTATCCAAATGGGATGAAGGACGTTGCATCCATATACTATCAGCCGAAGAATACAAACCCTTACGCCAAATACTGGGTTGATTAGGAAGACCGAGAAGGTCTAAGCGTATAATTTCTAATTTCCATAGAAGCCTTATTAGGTCACTATACGCGTTGCTTGCTTCTTGTGAATTAAGATTCATCGTGTGCATAAACTTGGTGATCTCTATCGGGCTCGAACCGATAACCGTACCTTTTAGAGGGGTCCGCTCTAACCAATTGAGCTAAGAGATCATTTACAGTGGGAAAATGTTATGTCGAACTTACTCTCAATATATTCATAGTGCTGAGTTTCCCAAGAGAAATAATAGCACATGGTTAAGAGCATTCCGAGGATTATAGTTAAGTATACAGTTCGTTCAGTCATAAAATTGATGTAGCCGAGTTTATTTTCCCGTAGGGACGGCATTTACCCAGCGCACGTCACGCGTTGGCACTACAATCTATTTATACTAATTAAAGAAGAGACTTATCCTTGAGTTGCTGAGTAGCATTCGGCCCAAAGAACGCATATGCGGTTATCTTGTTACCAAGATCCGGCTCTATGAATTCTGCTCGCTGATGCTGATAGTTGTTGCATACACCGTAGTAAGACATATCTCCGCGAGAAGATGGATTATCCTTTAGTAATATAAGGTAACCATTTGTCCACAGGGTGTGAGGGTTCTTCTTCATGAACTCAGCTACTGCATGAGCAGATTGAACTGCTTGCTGCGATGCCGTTAGCTTTTGATTCACAACGACATAGAGTTTCTCTTTAGACTCCGGGTTCATCACCTCTAGGAGCCAATTGACGTAGTCCATGTCAAGGCCATTGCCGCTATCACATTGCTCTAGAGTGCGACCTCGTGCAAGGCAATAAGCGACATGCTTGTGTCTATATTGTATAGAAAGTAACTCTACACTCCAGGCACCGATATACTTATCGTGGTGCGGATGAGATGGCTTTCTAAGTTTCTTTTGTTGTCTGATTGTTTTTGCAATACCCTTGAGGTCTTGCTTGAGTTTTGATATTTGTGTTTTCATTTTAAATCCTTTATAAGTTGATAGTATTGAAGTCTATGCGAAGCTTAATAGGATTTAGGGAGGACCAGTAATCTATGACATATAACCTTTCTTAAAGTTGGTGGCAGGAGATGGAATTGAACCTCCGACCTCCTATCAAGATTGCTCCCGATAGGTGCTCTTTCACTGAGCTAACCCGCCGTAGATTTGATTATACCACAATTTTTAAATTGGTTGTTGAAAAAGAGCTTGTTCTGCTAGACGTCTACGTTCTAGCCCGTCTACCACGTGTCCGCCAGCTACGTCCCATTTAGGGAATTGAGCAGCAGCACCATCATAGTCACCTGAGTTAAGTAACTTAAGTAGAGTAGATCCGCCAAGACCTCCAACGCCTTCATTGTAGGCAAAGGATACTAAGGCATCGAATTGATTCTGGTTTACAGGTACTGTAACTAGATTAGTAACGTGAGCAGCCTTCTGATTCACTTCCCACTCTAAGTACTGCGAAGCTTGATCCTGAGTAATAGTGGAATCATCCATCGTAACGGAAGTTCCATCTGGATAAAGGATAGTTCCATAACCAATGGTAGGAATACCAGCTGAATCTTTATATGGGTCAAGTTTTAGACCTTCGAAAGAGATGATTAGATTTAAACCGTTTTTACTTATTTGCATATATAGATTCTATCAGGGTTTGTTGAGACCGATATCATTCTCAAATTCTTCATCTGTGTACACATCATTTACTAGACTTTGGATTCCAGCTCTAACTGCATTAGCGATAGCAAGATTTATACTATTTTGAAGTTCTCGTTTTGCTTGATCTATGGTCATATACTGAAAATCTGGTACGTACATTTGTCCGCAGCTCATAGCAGCACTGTGAGCATTATTTATAACTTCTTGCTTTGGTCTACGAAAATTCATATCACTTTAACCTTATCAGTGATCTCTTGATAGTATCCAACTCTATTAAAACCATGTCGACTTAACATTGTCGATCCCATGGGGATATAGTCCAAGATGATGCACTTGGTCTTTGTACCCTGCTTACGTAAACCACGTCCAACTGCTTGAGTAACTGGTCCCTTACTTGCAACGAAGTTAGCTAGAACTAAGACATCTACATTCTGAGTATCAGAGCCTTCACCGATCTTCCCATCAGTTCCAACTAAACCTGGAATCTTGCCAGCATTCAACTGATTGACGTATTCTTGAGATTGCTTATCTAGACCTGTGGCAAATGGAATACCTAACTCTTTACTTAGATCTTGACCGTGAGCAACTTCATCCACTAAGATAAGTACGGCTTTACCTGCAGCCATCATCTTCTGGGCATCATCTTTAATCTGATCTCTCATGATCTGACAATTTAGAACATGCTCCTTATAGGATTTCAACTTGTCGTCTTTGAAATCTCTACCCGTTGTATTTACTTTTCTAACGATGAAATATGGTTCTGCGAGCCATCCGTTTGCTACACCCCACTTGATATCGCGACGGATGAGTACTGGTCCGCAACCAGCAGTGATCATTACGTCTTTGCCGTCACTCCTATAGTCTGTGGCTGTGAGGCCGAAAATCTTTCCACATTTTGCCATGCCTTGCGAGATGTCGAAGAAAGTAGTTGCCGGCGTGTGGTGTGTCTCATCGAGAATAACAACTCCGATATCAGCGGCTTGGAACTCCGCAATATTCTTAGAGATGCTAGCAGCGATGCCAACTGTAATGTCACTAATGTTTTTCTTTCCACCGCCATAAAACCCTACCTTATTCTTTCCAAAGCAAGCAATGAACTGCTCGTGGAATTGCTTAGCTACTGATTCCGATGGACACACGATCAAGGCCTTCTTCTTATATCTCTGAACGAAGTGTGTTGCGAGAAGCGTTTTACCCAACCCTGTAGCAAGGTTGATAAGTCCTCTATAGTTGTGCATCATTAGTTCTACAGCTTCTTCTTGGTAATCTCTTAAGTCATAAGGTTTCTTAACCCATGGAATTACTACCTTAGTTCCTGTATTGCCTCTAAGGTCTAAGATGTTTTGACAGTTGAACATAGGTTTAAGGAGTTCAACAAAGCAAGAGGAAACAGTTATCTTGTCATTCTCATCCGTATATAATTGCCCAGTTGCTTCCTTTTGAAGTTGGGCGTATAGAGGAGAAGAACGCTGCCAAGGGTTCTTAGCCATCCTTCTCAATTGATATTGCTTTGATTTATCAGTATAAGAGAGATGTTCTTTAACGAATGCGCGTAGCTGAGGTGTAGGATTCGTTATCACTAAACTCTCGTTATAGATTGCTACATGGCTTAATATCATTATAGTATTGTACTCTTGGTATAAACAGATAGTTGATGGCAGCACGGATAGGGACGTGCAGGGATGGGGTTCGAAACCCGAGTGACGCTCAGTCTGGTCCCAGACATTAAGTTACCTTGCGATGCGTGCACGCATTACTTCGCTGGTAACAGCCTGGCGCTAAATCCGGGCCCATCAGCAATTTTAATTCGTATAATATATTTTTATGAGATATTCGCAGCATTTGGTTTTGCCCAATGACCCTCATCCTCAGAGTCTAGCCGCTCTAGTTCTTCTGACCAAGAAACTTGCCCCTAAACCTATAGGATACAAGATCTGGTTAAGATATCGTAAGTGGTTCATAAAACAACATCTAAAGCAGCACAAAGAACTTCGTTGCTACTACTGCAACAAAGGCTCTCTTAAGAAACAAACTAACGTAACAGCGCAATTAGCAACTCTAGATCACATCCATCCTACATCAAAAGGTGGAGCAAAGTTTAGTTCCGCTAACATAGTTATTGCATGCTCGCCATGTAATGGATGCAAAGCTGACAAGGATTTGAACGAGTTCTTAAAACCGATCGTATAATCTATTTAATATTTGGAGAATTTTATGAGCGATATTTCGTACGCTAACAAACTTAAGACACAACTTTACTGGTGGTTATCAGGCCATCGCCCTTTCATTATCAATGACGAGTATAAGATTGAACTGCTGTTTCTTGATAGAGTGAATAATTCTGCCAAGATTCAGATCACCAATATAAAAACCGGTCAAGTTCTTACTCAAGAAGAGATACAAGATGAAAGCAAGTAATCCCACATTCGACTTAATCTTCCAGCGATGGAAGGCTGCAGTCTCTAAAAAATCTAAGAAGCGCGACGACGTCGATGGTAATTTCGATGAGTTATTTGAAGAGCTTAAGGTTAATGGTGCAACCCTAGAGGATGCACAAGAGATCTTACCACAAGCTGTTAAGGCTCATCAACCTAATCAGGTCGTGATTAAATACACTTGGAACGCTATTCGCAAAGATCCAAAGATGACCGGTATAACAGAAGCTCAATGGGTCAATGATTGGAATCAAGACATTCACAACAAAGCTACATGTAGTATGTTCTTGTTCTTTCCTATACCTGACGGCGATGACGATGGAGAGAAAAAGATCTTTGGAAACGGGAAGGTCTCTTATAAAGAGTATCTCAGGATGCAACAGCATGCAGACTCCTTTGAGATGATAGATACCGATGAGTTAACTACTAGCAACAATTTTGTAGACGAGGAAGAGATGATGAAGGTTTTTGAGGGCACTAAAAAATGAGTAAGTTAACGCAAGCAGAGCAAGAAGCAATGTTGGCAAAGGCTGGAATCGGCAACGCAGATAAATTAAAATCAATGCAGACATCTCTTGAAGAGATGCGCAACTTTGGTAATAGCGACGATCGAGTCAAGAGAATGATCTCCAGTATGGCTCGTCACCAGAGAGCCTTGAAGGAACGTTTAACGTTAATTAACGATTCTCTTACCAAAGCTATTCCATTAACAAGAGGCAATCTATATCTATTCTGTGCATACTCTGGATCTGGAAAGAGCACCATAGCTGCAAACATATCGCATCCCCTGTATAAGCAAGGCAAGAAGATCTTGGTTATCTCTAACGAGGAAACAGAGGAAGCTATCTTTAACCGAATAGCCTGCCTAGAGATCGGTGCAGATTTTAAGGATCTAATGAATGGTAACATGAGCCCGGAGCACATGCTTCAACTCATTCCAGTAATGCGAGATATGGATAAGTATGTTCAGATCTACGCAGTCGAAGATCCTAGAACAGCAAGGATCGAAGGTATCAAGAGCATCTTAGAGAATGCTAAGAACGAGGACTTTGCTTGCATATTGATTGATTACTTTCAGTTGATCAAGTATTCAGAAGCCGATATGAAGCAGAAGCCGTACGATGTATTGTCTCAATTAAAGGATTACCTTGGGCCCTATGCTAAGTCTTCCAATGCACCGGTGGTGCTATTCGTTCAACTTCATTCCTTAAGTAAACGCCCATCTAAGGGTACTGAACTCGATAACCGAATCAAAGAGTGCTCCTTCATCATTGAGCCTGCCTCTGTAGTGATCGAGGTTATTCCAAACTTTGAATATAATACTACCGACTTTGCCATATGTAAGGACCGATTCTTTGGTCGCACTGGGAAGAAGATTGTCTGTCAGTTCAAAGATGGTAAGTACATGGAAGCATTCAAGAATAAGCAAGCTTTAGTCGATTACCAATCGAGTGTTAAGCTTGACAACATCACTAAAGATGGGGACGAATTGATTGATTAATACTAAGAAATGTCTCATCTGTAACGAAGGTCGTAAGAATAATACGCTCTACTGGCATAAGGATCCTGACAACGGAGACATGTGGTGCTGGTGTAATAAGTGCAACCGTGGATACTCTATCCACAGCTACTGCTATCAAGCTGGTCTCTCTTTGGCTGAGTTCTTATCTGGAGACTTTGAAATCCAAGAAGCGAAACCAAACGAGGTCACGGCACAGGTGTGGCCCAGCCGCTTCGTTCCGCTCTCAGATCCTCGTGCAGAGGCAGGCGTAGAATATATTAAGACCAGAGGGCTTCTTTTAGAGGGCGACATGTATTATGATATGGAGAGGAACGGAATCGTCTTCCCTTACTACTTCGACAATACATTTTGTGGCGCTCAGACAAGATTCATCGTACCAAAAGTACACGACGATGGAGAAGTTCAGAAGATGGATACTTTGCCTGGAACAAGGTTAGGTTTACTTTTTTATGGCTGGAATCAGTCGAGATTCATTGGAAATGTTAAGGGCGTCATTGTGTGCGAAGGGTCGTTCAATGCGATCTCTATTAACCAAGCGTTCAACTTGGCTTACGGTGGGATTGCTAGTAATCCCTGGAGGGCTGTTTCTTGTAGTGGGTCTGGCGCTACGAAATTCCATCAAGAGGCGCTCAAAGAACTTAAAGAACAAGGAATGAAGATTGTTGTGGCTCCTGATTCTGATGAAGCAGGAACTAAGATGTTAAAGAAGTTTAAAGAATCTGACACCGCTACACATTATGCTTTGACTGGTTGTACTGAAGACTGGAATGAAGTCTGTAAACGTATGGGTCACTCAGACTTTGCTAAGTTCTTTATCTCCACAGTAAAAGATATAAATGTCTGATGTCAAGAAGAAACTATTAGAAGAGATCAATAAGAAGGCTGATCGCATGAAGGCGAGGAAGCAAGAGATCGCTAATAGAAATAACAACGTGGAAGAGTTTGTATTAAAGATGATGAAAGAGATCGACGAGGGAGCTTCTGTCTTTATGAACTCTGACCTCGGTCCTACGCTTATAGCTTTCTATGTTTCTTCACTGCAAGAGCGTATGAAGACGCTAGATTCTAATTGCAAAACAGAAATATCTTGGGCACCTAAAAACGAAGATGAAAACCTTCCTAGGATTAATGGTGTATTAATTAAATGGTCTAAAGAGTATCAGACAGTCAATGACTGCGACCCAGAGCTCTTCGTAGATATAGCGAACTTACTATTCACATGATAACCGACTTGAGTATATCGATTATCATGTTCATAGTTATATTTTTACTTTTGATTTATATCTAGATTAACTAGATGGTAATTGAGCGTCAGGGGTAATAACAGCTGTTTTTGTAGCAACCCATGTTTTGTCCCAATACGGTCTAGTTTGTTCTTCAGCAAGCCATTCATCACAGGACACTTCGTCGTTGAAATGCTCCGTCCAATAAACAGATGCGTCAGCTCTAGTAATTACAAGTGTATAAGACGTCATATTTTACTCCTTAATTATTGCCAATATTCCGTAACAACAACGACACCAGATCCACCGGCACCACCAACTTGCGCTGTACCGCCACCTTGAGCAGCTCCTGCGGTACCACCGGCACCTACGGCGTAAGAGTATGTTGCAGAAGGAGATTCGATTATGGCTTCTGCGTAACCGCCAGATCCACCGCCTTGACCAGCACAAAATCCACCAGTACCAGTAGAGCTTCCTCCACCAGATCCACCACCACCAGTATTAGCTGAACCAGCAAATCCTGCTGTAGCGTTGGCTCCTTGGCCTCCACCACCAAAATATCCGTTTCCTCCGCAACCAGCGCACCCGTAAATGTTTGCATTGGCCACTAGAGTACCACCACCACCACCGCCACCAGTAAGAGCATATACTAAGATTGCAGGAGAACTAACAGAGGCAGTACCGCCGCTGGCACCTTGAGCATAGCCAGCTCCGCCACCACCGTTAGCACTTAACACAGAACCGAAGGTACTATTTCCACCGGTACCTGCTAAGGTGTTCGCACCAGAATTTGCTCCACCAGATCCACCACCACCACCACCTATTGCTGCGACGCGGATATAAAGAGGCGCACGCGCAGTAGTGTATGTGAACGTGGTTCCACTACCAGTAGAGAATGTCATTGTTCCACTAGAAGTAGGAGCTCCCGTACTAGTTACTAAAACTGAAGAAGCACTAGTTACAGAATTTACCACTGTAAATGTTTGACCATTGTTGGTAAACGTAGATCCAGCGGTAGCTGTAATTGTTGTACCAGCAGTCAAATAATAACTAACACCATAAGTACCAGAACCAGAAGTAAAAGGTCGAACATTTGGTTGTAAGAAAGAAGAGTTCGCTAAGTTAGCCGGATTAACTAAACCGGTAATCTGCGTCGCTGTACCAACAGAACCGTTGGCATAGTATTCAGTTACTTCAATATAACCAGAACCACCAGTACCACCAGTAAATCCAGATGTACCAGCTGTACCGCCGCCACCACCATTACCAATTGTGTAACTATATGATGCTGCAGGAGCTACTATGAATGCTTCAACATATCCACCTGATCCACCGCCGTTACCACCGATCACGCTTGCAACAGCTCCACCACCCGCACCAGCACCACCGCCTCCGGTATTTGCTAATCCGTTACCGCCGTTACCTTGATAACCTGTAGGTCCTGCTCCAGCGAAGAATGGAGCGTTACCGCCGTAACCACCAGATAATCCTAGAGATCCACCAGTTTCTCCACTTGGGAATGAACCGCCTTGTTCACCGATAATTGTTGTACCGAAAGCTGGACTATTGATCGTTGCAGATCCACCAGCTCCACCGTTACCGCCACCGGCGTTACCGCCTTGACCAGCACCAGCTGTTAATAGAGAAGAGCCGAATGTTGTGCTAGAACTACCGGCACTACCTGCTCCATAACCGGAACCAACTGTACCAGATCCAGATCCACCACCACCTGCACCAACCATTCTTACACGAATGTAAGAAACGTTAGCTGGAGTTGTATATGAACTAGTTCCTGCTGTTGTAAATTTTTGAATTGTAGGAGTATATGCTCCGCCGCCGACTGCACCAGCTGCTGCTGATGTTGGTGCGTAGTATTCAGTTACTTCAATATAACCAGAACCACCGGCTCCGCCGGTAAAACCTGAAGTTCCTGCTGTACCACCAGTACCAGCTGTACCAACCGAGTAAGAATATGAAGCCGCTGGACTATTGATGATTGCATCAATGTATCCACCACCGCCTCCACCTGGCCCAAAATAACTTCCAGTGGTAACACCCGCGCCTGCGCCGCCTCCACCCGCACCAGAATTCGCTACCGCAGCATTACCGCCAGAGTTACCTGGGCCGCCGCCGCCTCCACCTGATAATGGGGTTGCAGCACCTTGTCCACCAGCTGCGAAACCATTTGCTACATTTATTACTCCACCACCTTGACCAAATCCGCCTTGAATTGCTTCACCGATTGGTCCTGAGCCTAAAGATGCCGTACCACCAGTTCCACCTGCAGCTTGAAATTGACCAAATGCTCCGCCGTTAGCGACTAGGAGAGATGTACCGAAAGTGGTATTACCACCCGCACTACCGTTAGATGAACCTGTTGTTCCCGATCCAGCTCCACCACCACCTCCACCAATCATCTTTACTTTAATAAAGAGAACGTTAGCAGGAGTTGTATAGGTTCCAGAACCTGATAAGAATTTTTGAACTGTAGGAGCGTAAGGTCCTGCGCCACCTGAAGAAGAAGAAAGAACTGCCCATGTACCTGCTGCAGTACCATTCGTTTGTAGAGTTATGAACAATGAAGCGTGTGATGCAATGTTACTATAATTTGAACCTGAAGCATCGGTAAATGCCGTAGCGCCATTGAACTGTAAAGTAAGAGCTCCAGTTGATTGATTGAAGAACTCAAACTTTTGCCCAACTGACATCGTAGTTGCATCTGGCAACACGATTGTTTGAGTTGTAGACCCTGTGAATACTTGTAATTGTTTAGAGGTATTAACTAGTGTAGTTGTGCCTGCTGCTGTTGCGGTTGCTGCTAGTTGTTCTACTAACCCGCCATACTGAAACGAAGCCATGTGATCTCCTTATAGGTATTTAAACCTAAATCCTTTTGTGTTGCTGAATTCATTTTTGCAAACTCTCGGTATTGCTGATGGATCTAAATCCAATTCAATAGCCGCTTTTCTTGCAGAAACGTATTCAACGTTATTATTTAGGCAAAGCACTCTTTTTGCTTTACCAGAAGTTTTGCCCCAATTGGGGTGATTTTCTTTGTTAGAAAGAAGTATTTTTCTAGACCTTGATTTCTTTTTCTTTGTTTCTTCTGAATCAAGTCTATTTTGTCCACCGGACATTAAATTGTAACCGTTAGGAAACAATGAACCTAGCTGTTCTATATGTAACTCTTCTTTTTTATTTAGTTCTTCTATTGAAGAGGCGTTATCAATCTCTTCAAATGTAAAATTGTCAAACCCGTATTTGGCCATAGCATTGTAGATAGGCAAATTATTAGTTCTATTTCCTGCGCAGTATTTATGTGATGCAATACGCTCATGCAGATCTCTAGTGGTTTGACCCACATAGACCTTATCATTGATTGTATTTGTTATCTTATAAATTACCATATATCCTTAAGGTGTGGTTGAAATTGCGTAACATGTTAAAACGTAGTTTGCTGTATCAGTTGGATCATTCCAGCTGATGGTTACGTTGTTAGTGCCTTTTGCCGTTACTAGCATAGGCTGAAATTTTGGTGTAGGGTCAACTGTGTTTTGTGCTGTAACTACGATACCGTAAGCAGTACTGCCGTAATCAACTGGAAGAGTAAGAATAGCTGAAGTAGCTCCACTTCCTACTGCAACTTGCGATGTAGCATTAAGCATGTACGGGATTTTATAGTTTGCTGTATCAGTTGGGTCATTCCACTTGAACGAAGCATTAGCCGTTGTTTTAGCGTTAACGATTAAGGTTTGAAACTGAGGTAGTGCATCCACCGTGTTTTGGAACTGTGCTATAACGCCGTAGCTAGATGCCGCTTGTGGAAATGGAAACGTAACTGTTGAACTGGTTGCACCGCTGATAACACTACTCTCTGCATATGCGACCCATTTAGGTGGAACTATAAAAGATAGAGTATAGTTAACGGTATCGAGCGGTACATTCCACTGAACGGTGAATCCATTTACGTTTTTTTGTGTTACTTCTACTTGTTGAAATTTAGGATTAGGGTCTACGAGATTTTCCATCATAGCGAAAACTACATACGATGTGTCTGCTTGTGGAGTTGAAAAACCTACTGATTCACTAGTAGATGCTACGGTGAGAGGGACTTCTTGAGCTACCCATGGAGAGCCGCTACCGCCTCCGCCACCTGAAACATCTAAGTCAGTCCAAAAACCGTTTTGAAATTTACGAAACTTACCTAGTACGTTGTTGTAATAGATATCGCCGTTGGTGCCAACGGGGTCACCGCTGCCGTACTCAGATTGGGGGTTTAAGGTTACACCCCTGTTTATTCTAAAGAAATTGTCGCTCATAATATCCCAAAGTTCACATATCCCTAAAGGAAGATATAGCCCTATATTATCATAAAACTAGGTTAGTTATTGATGATGGCGTGCCAAGATAGGACGTAGTTAGCTGTAGGTACTGGGGCGTTCCACTTAGCCGTAAATCCTGTAGTACTTTGCGCTGTGATTGTAATAGGTTGGAAATCAGGGTTAGTATCTGTAGTGTTTAAAAAGTTACAAGTAACCGCATAACCCGTACTAGCAAAAGCTGTACTAAAGGTTACAGAGACGCTGGTACCAGCATTACTGATAGTTGTCTTTCCAGCATATATATTTAAACTAGTTAGAGTAGGGATAGCCGATGCTGCCCAAGCAGGAAGTCCGCTAACTACAGTGAGAACTTGACCAGTAGACCCAATAGGTAACCTAGCAGCCGTACTCGCAGATGCCTCATAAATAATATCTCCCGTCGTTGTCATTGGGTTAATATTGTTGAATGATGTAGACTTAGAGGCCACATCTGACAAGTTATTAGATATTAGTAAGTCACCTAACATCGTATTAACTTGAGCTACTGTTAGATCTAAGGCGTTTGCCGTACCGCCGGTGTTATTACCCTTAATGGTAAGAGTCGGCATCTGCGCTAACTTAGCGTTAGTGACATTGTTATTCTTTATGAATTTGGTTGAGATTTGTGACATTGTTCTTCCTTTTGTTTCTTGCGAAACAGCTCATCCGAGCCAGCTTCAGACTTTCGCCTGGTATGGAAAAACAGGGAGATTTTACTCTCCCCGTCTTTATTTAATTATTAGAAACTGTAACCGATCATGAGGATATCGCCAGCCGCTAGAGCTGCGTTTCCGCCTATCGCAAGGTCTCCTGCGAAAGTGATTCGAGTGTTACCACCAGTACCACCAGTTAAAGAAACTGTATAGTCAACAGTTTTTTGTTGTTCTGGTCCGCCAACTACACTTAATTGAATACTGTTGATTGAAGCACTCGCTCCTTGAGCAACGTGTGGAAGATCGTAGTATTGGTTAGTGATATCGCCAGAAACTAGAGTAGCAATGGTCTCTGTAGCGGTAGAAGTTACTGCAGGAGTAGCCCATGCTGGTTCGCCAGAAACTACTGTCAAGATTTGACCAGTAGAACCGATTCCCAATC